ATATAGTAATATATATATATATATATATATATATATACATACATATACATATATATATACGTATACGTATGCGTATAAGCTGGGGGGGTATGGGAACATGGTTTTACTTTTGTGACACCGTTACAAATCCCAAATTATGGCACTAGACCCACCTCAAATGCCGTTATAAGGCGTAACTGCTTTACTACGATTAGGTTATAAAGCCGTTACGAACCCCCTATAATTAGGCAATAACCTACAACAATTTTACCGAAATTTGGCAATAACCTACAGAAATTGGGCTAAAATTTACAACAATTTTACCGAAATCGACTTGCTGCTCAGATACTTTTTCACGCACGGGCGCACGGGCGCACGGGCGCACGGAAGCGCGCACGCAAGCACGCACGCAAGCACGCCCGCACACTATGAAAGCACGAAAACACCGTTACATTCATTACAATCGCACTAGACCCACCTCAAATGCCATTGTAAGGTGTAATGGTTTTGTAACTATTTTGATGCTTGAAACTGCCCCCAACTTAAATTATTATAAGACTTCACATGGCACTTGGACGTCCCTCCATATACTCAGATGCTTTATGTAAAGAAATTTGCAGGCGAATTAGCCTCGGCGAATCTTTAAGATCGGTTTGCCGAGATCCCGAAATGCCAAATATTAGCACGGCGCTGGATTGGGCATTCACAGATGGGCACCCTTTTTCCAGACATTACGCGACTTCCAGAGAGGTTCAGGCCGAATCTTTGGCCGACGAAATGCAAGAAATTGCGGACGATTCAACCAACGATTACATGCTCCGACTGGGCAAAGAAGTCTTGAATCCTGAGGCCGTTCAACGGTCCCGCCTACGAATCGACACTCGAAAATGGATCGCTAGTAAAATGAAGCCGAAACGCTTTGGCGACAAAATTTTTAATGAGCATTCGGGGAGCGTGACTCTAGAGTCACTTATTACTGATTCGATAGACAAAAAAGAAGTTTGAACCCGGCATCGGCAAAAATTAAAGCATGGAGAGAAAACCCGTGCCAATTTGTGACCGAGGTTTTCAATTGTGAACCGGACGCTTGGCAGCGTGACGCGCTAAGCGCAGTCGGCGGGCAATCTCTAATGCCGCGCCGAAGACTCGCTTTAAAAAGTTGTACGGGTGCTGGAAAATCTGCAGTTTTATCTTGGATCGGATGGCACAGGCTTCTTTGTTTTGCTGAAAAAGGCGAGCATCCAAAAGGTGCCGCGCTATCAGGCGGTGGCAGAGACCAGCTTCGAGATAATCTTTTTAGCGAACTTTTAAAATGGCGAGAACGCTCAGAGTTATTAAAAAATACTTTTACTCACACGTCAGAAAGAATTTCCGCAGTCGGATTTTCAGAAACTTGGTTTTTGTCGGCAAGATCTTACGCTAAAGATGCAGACTCCGAAGCCATCGGGAGATCGATGTCCGGTCTTCATTCTAAATTTCCGTTTATACTTTTAGATGAAATCGGAGATGTACCGATTTCGGTTGGACAAAAAGCGGAGCAAATTTTTACAGGCGGCGTGGTAGACGGATTAATAGCATGCGCTGGGAATCCGGTTTCATCGCAAGGACTTCTTTACCACATTGCAAAAAATCTTGGATCTCTCTGGAATGTTATTACAATTACAGCAGATCCTGACGATCCGAATCGAACCACTCGCGTTGACATAGAGCATGCGCGTCAACAAATAAAAATTTATGGCAGAGATAATCCGTGGGTAATGAGCACGATCCTAGGACTGTTTCCACCGTCTTCTTTTAATTCATTACTTAGTTCGGATGATGTCGATGCTGCAATGGGTCGATTTATAGACGAGGAACAATACAAATTTTCACAAAAAAGACTGGGCGTTGATTGCGCACGCTTTGGTGCAGACAGAACTGTTTTATTTCCTCGCCAAGGTAGGCGCGCATTTAAGCCGGTGACAATGCGCGGGGCGGATACGCTACAAATTGCGGCGCGCGTTGCAGAAGCTAAAATCAAGTGGGGTTCTGAAATGGAATTCATTGATGGCACTGGGGGTTTCGGCGGTGGAGTCGTTGATGCTTTACGGCAATCCGCAAGCACGCCGATGGAAATTCATTTTTCATCAAGCGCGAATGACCATCGATACGCCAACAGGCGCGCTGAGATGTGGTTTAACATGTCTAAGTGGGTCAAAGGCGGCGGGTGCCTGCCTTTAGATGCAGATTTAAAAAAGGAGCTTTGCGCCCCAACTTATACATTTCAAAATGGGAAATTTCTTTTAGAGCCAAAGGATCAAATCAAGCGCCGACTCGGTTTTTCTCCCGATATCGCAGACAGCCTCTGTCTGACTTTTGCCATCCCGGATCTTCCCACTTCTGTGGGTGATTACGGTCTTCAGTTTTCAATCATGAGTAAGGAAAATTCTTGCGACACTGATTTTGATCCTTTCAATTAATTCTAATACTTGTAAAATAGATTGGTCTTCGGCATCTTCAAAGTTCTGAGGGGATCTAATTGATTTTTACACGAGAATATCTAGATACAGATTTTGAACTTATTCAGTCTTGGTATTCTGCATATCCCGAATGGGCCTTTGGAGTGCCAAAAGCTTTTCTTTCTGACACCGGTTACATTGTAGAAATTGATGGGGCTCCTGTTGCCGCCGGATTTCTTTATACTTCCAGCAATAGTAAAATCTGTTTTGCGGAGTGGGTTGTTGTAGATCCGAAAGCCGACAAAGAATTACGAGGGCCGGCAATCAAAGAAATTTATAACGCGCTTGCAGAGAGTGCTAAAAGCGCAGGCATGGGTGTTTTAATTACTTTAGTGAAGCATGAAGGCCTTATAAACAAACTTCTGCAGCAAGGATTTATGAAGGGTGACTCTGGAACGACCACACTAATAAAGGAACTTAAATAATGCCAGCAGCTACCGCCACCATTCTAGCGGGTCTTGCGGTTGCAGTTGCAGCATCTGGCACTGGTTATGCGATTTCCGAAAACGAAGACGCTAAAGATCAAGCGAAGAAACAACGTAGAAAAGCAGAACAAGATGCGGCTAAAGTCGTGGCAGATTTGGAAGCTGAAAAAGTCGCGTCAAGAAACAAAGAAATCCAAGCGGCATCTCTTGCTGCAAATATTTCTAATCGTAAAGCTGAATTTAATCCTTCCGGAATCCAGGGCACAGTTACTGCTGCAGCTGATGGTGGCGGTTTAGCTTCAGTCATCGGGTCTTCCTCTGGAAACATGAGGACTTTGATAGGTGGGTAGTAACGAAGGTGCCGGCCGATATCCGATTACTGCACAAACGAAAAGACAGCAATATGAGCTCATTCGTTCTCAGCTTGAGTTAGACCGATCTAGTTTTATTTCTCATTGGCAGGCAATTTCTAGATTTATTTCTCCGAGACGCGCTCGATTCGAAGTTAGCGACGTTAATAAAGGGGATCGGCGCAATCAGTCTATTATCGATTGTACTGGAACCCTTGCTCTTCGAACTTTGCAAGCTGGGATGATGACGGGCATCACGCCTGCTAGTCGCGAGTGGTTTCGATTAACAGTTAAAGATTTGGATTTATCAGAATATGGCCCAGTTAAAGACTGGCTTTACGAAGTTACTAAAAGAATTAGCACAATATTTTTTAAATCAAATTTGTATAAAGTTCTGCCTTTAACTTATGGAAACATGGGTAACTACGGTACTGCTGGGGTTTTTTTAGAGCCTGACCTAGATAAAGTGGTCAGATTTACGACTCTCCCTCTTGGCAGTTTTTCTGTTTCTAATAATCATCTTATGCAAGTTGATACGATGACTAGAACTTTTATGATGACTGTAAGACAGATCGTAGAAAAATTTGGATATAATCGCGAGACGAATAAAATTGAGTGGGAGAATATTTCTACATACGTAAAAAACATGTGGGAAACGAACAATACTGAAAATTGGATTCAGATAGCGCATATTGTGAAGCCCAATCCTGAATATGATCCAAGAAAATTACTTTCTAAATATAAAAAGTTTATAAGTTGTTATTACGAGAGTGGTTTGCAGTTAAAGGGCGGGTCAAATTATATGTCGGGGCCGATGATAGAGCCTCACAAATATCTATCAGAAAAAGGCTATGATTTTTTTCCGGGATTATTTCCGCGATGGGAATTAAACGGTGAAGATTCTTACGGCACTGATTGCCCCGGCATGGTGGTGCTCGGAGATGTGAGGCAGTTACAGTCAACAGAGAGAAAGGTTGCCCAAGCTTTGGAGAAGATTATTAATCCTCCGATGAAGGGGCCCACTTCTTTGCGCGGCACTAAGGCATCGCTATTGCCAGGTGGCTTAACTTACACCGACACTTCGAATGGTGGGACACCGTTTAGCCCTGCGCAGCAGGTTGATCCTCGGGTTTTAGAAGTTGAGAATAAGCAAAGCCAAGTTAGAGCGCGCATAAACGAGGGTTATTTTGTAAATTTATTTCAACAGATGTTAAGAAATGAGCGAGACATTACAGCGACCGAGGCGGTGCTTGCAGATAAAGAGCGCCTAACTTCTTTGGGCCCGGTTCTAGAACAATTTAACCACGATTTTTTAAATCCACTTATCGATAATGTTTTCGATATTATGGTCGAACGCGGCATGATTCCAGAGCCTCCGCCCGAATTACTGGGGGCTGATCTTGGCGTTGATTACATCTCTATTTTTGCACAAGCTCAGAAGTTATTAAATACAGGGTCGATTGAGCGGTTCACTGGATTTGCGCAGCAAGTCGCCGGGTTAAATCCTGCGGCATTGCAAAAGGTTGATACCGATCAACTTCTAGATGTTTATGCCGAGATGGTTGGTTTAGCGCCCGGCATTGTTCGCTCGGATGAAGCGGTCGCAGCGATTCGAGCTGATATTGCGCGCCAACAACAAGTGCAAGCGCAAATCCAGGCGCTTCAATCGATGAGTGAGACCGCTAAGAATTTAGCGCAATCGCCCACGGATGGAAATAATGCTTTGACAGCACTTACCGGACAAGGGGGCGGCGCGTGATTGATCTAGATATTTCGAAGCCGAGAGATGTTGCGAAAATGGAGAAGGCTCAGAATCTAAAAGAGATTCAGGCGAGCTCTGATCTAAAGTGGGTTCTTTCTAAGCCTGAGGGCAAAAGATTTATGTGGCGGCTATTGTCGTCCTGCAATATTTTTACAGCGAATCATTTGACGAGCGAAGAGCTACATTTTGTAAACGGGCGTCGATCGGTTGGATTAAAGTTTTTAGACGAGATTTTAAAAGTAGATGCATTATCATTTGTAGAAATGATGGAGAAAAATAAATGACTATAGAAAATTCGAATGCGGCCATATTGGACGCAATAGAAACACCGGAAGCGGAAGTTAAACCGGTGGTACCAGTAGTAGATGAAAAACCCTCAGGTGAAGTAGAAAAGCCCGAACCACAGACGTTTGAGCTAAAACTTCCAGAGGGGTCACTCTTACCGACTGAGCATTTTGAGAAAGTTAAATCCTGGGCACAGGAAAATAAAATTTCTCAAGAAGACGCTGAGAAGGTAGAGAGAGACGGTTCTACGTGGAAGGCTTTTCATGAAAGCCAAGCTGTTACAGTTAAAAACAAAGTAGATTCGTGGCCAGCGGAATTAAAGCAAGATAAGGATTTTGGTGGGGATAAGTTTAATGAAACTGTTTCTTTAGCAAGTCGTGTTTTGGATCATTTCGGGGACGCGAGTTTTAAAAAAGAATTAAACGAATCAGGTCTTGGGAATCACCCAGGGCTTTTAAAATGGGCCGCAAGAGTTGGGCGTGCGATGAAAAGTGATGAATTGGTTGTTGGTAAGTCTACAACCATGCCGGAGCGTTTATCTACCTCTCAAGTTTTATACGGTTCAAACGAAGGGAAAAAATAATTTATGGCATTATTAGGCGCAGGAAATCTAACGCTAGCAGATTGGGCAAAGCGTTATGATCCTAATGGACGGATCGCAAGAATCGTCGAGTTACTTAGTCAAACGAACTCAATTTTGGATGATATGGTTTATATCCAAGGAAATCTTCCGACTGGAAACAGAACATCAGTTCGCACTGGGTTGCCTCAAGTATTTTGGCGTTTATTAAATAATGGCGTACAACCATCTCGGTCTACTACTGCGCAAATTGATGAGGGTTGTGGAATGTTGGAAGCCTGGAGTGAGGTTGACTGTGCGTTGGCCGAGCTTTCGGACGACGTCCCGGGGTTTCGATTATCTGAGTCCATGTCGTTTTTGGAAGCTATGGGTCAAGAAGCGGCGCAAACTATTATCTACGGTAATAGCGGAGTATCTCCGGAAGAGTTTAACGGTTTTGCGATTCGTTATTCCTCAACAAGTGCCGGCAATGGACAGAATGTTTTGCTAGCTGGGACAGCCTCTGGTTCGGATCAATCCTCTATTTATTTAGTTGGTTGGGGCGATATCACTGTTCACGGTTTATTTCCCAAAGGTTCTCAAGCTGGTTTGCAGCATAAGGATCTCGGCGAAGTTACGGTTGAAACTACTGCAGGTCTTCCTGGTGCGCGCATGCGTGCTTTTCAAGATCAATTTGTCTGGAAAATGGGACTTTGCGTTAAGGACTGGAGATACGTTGTTCGTATTGCGAACATCGACACCGGCAACTTAATAGCGAACTCTAGCCCGGCTAATATTACTACTTCGATGATCAAGGCGATTCATAGAATCCCAAATTTAAATGCGTGCAAGCCTATTTTTTATATGAATAGATCTGTATTTGAGTATTTAGATTTGCAAAGACGTGCGGAAGTTATTACCGGAGGCCAGTTAAACTATGAATTGGTTGACGGTAAAGCGATTTACATGTTTCGCGGCATCCCGGTAAAAATTGTAGATCAACTAACCATTACCGAGGCCGTTGTTTCGTAATTAAGGAGATTTTTATGTATTTAGATAAACTAGCTTTATTCTCGAACGCTCAAGCCGTAACGGCTACGGCGGCATCGACTGATAGCATGGATTTTTCACAGGCCAGAGATGTTGGTACTGGGGAAGATTTATTTATTTTTATAAACTGTACAGTAGCAATGACTGACGCGGCTTCTGATTCAACGGTAACTGTGACTTTAGAAACAGATGATAACTCAGGTTTTTCTTCTGCAACGGTTACACAAACTCTTGGAGCTTTTCCGGCTTTATCAGCGGCTGGGTCGATTGTTTACGCACGTATTCAACCTGCAGCACTGAATGAGCGTTATTGCCAGCTTCGCTATACCGTAGCGAATGGCAACTTAACTACCGGAACCTTTAGTGCCGGTATTATTCACGGAATTGATCGAGCAGTAAGCTACGCAAGTGGTTTCTCGGTTATTAAATAAGTAATGGAGTAAAAACTAAATGATACGAGTGAAAGCTATGGACCTTGGGTTTTATGATAATCGCCGCTGGAGAAAGGGCGATATTTTCGAAATCAAGAATGAATCAGAAATGGGGCGTTGGATGAAGAGAATGAAGCCCGAGACCAAGGAGTCTGAATTTTTAGAAGAAGAAGAGGTTATCTCCGTTAAGCGAGGTAAGCCTGCTGCTAAAAAGATGGAAGACGACGACGAGGTCATTTAGTTAATGAGAGGGGGCCAAATAAGCCCCCTCTTTTTTTAAGGGGAATTTATGGCGGTAAGAGTTGGTGTCGTTACAACGATTAATGATTATGAGAATTCAGCAAATTTAATTACATGGAGCGGGTTGCTGTTTAGCAGTCTTGATACTGGTGATCCCTATGAAGTGCCGGGATTTTCTGACCGCACCGTCCAGTTCTCTGGAATTTTTGGCGTGGGTGGCACTGTCCAGATTGAGGGCTCGAATGACGGGACTAATTATATTATTTTAACTGATCCTCAGGGGAATAATATTACTAAGACGGCGGCGTCAATGGAGGCAGTTACGGAATTGCCAAGATTTATTCGGCCAAGGGTCACTGCTGGGGATGGCACGACAAATTTGATCGCGTCTTTATTTATGAAGAGGGTTTTATGAGTATAGCGAATAAAGCAGCGGACGATTTAAAGAGTTTTTTAAACAAACTTAGCCCTTTATTTAGTGTCGTTAAGGCTTTGGAAGAGATTGGAAGCTTATCAAATGCAGCAGATGAAGCTTTATTTCGAAAGAATGATCTCTACGAAAAGTCTGATTTGGCTTTAGTTGAATTAAAGAAGCATGAAAAATTATTACTTGAGGCTAAAGAGGCTATTAAATCTGTTTATGCTCAGTCTGATTTGTCTTTAGAGAAAGCAAAGATGGGAGCCCAGAAGATTTTAGACAAAGCTGGAAGTGATTTTGCAGATAAACAAAAAGTGTTTAGCGCAGAGATCCAGGGTTTAAAACAGGCCGTCAGTATTTTGAATGCAGATATTAGAAACTTAGAATCGGACAAGTCTAAGGCAGAGGGTGATTTATCGGCTATCCGACTTGAATTATCCGTCACCAAGGATAGAATAATGTCTTTATCCTAAGGAGAACGATAAATGTCTTCTAATACTGATATTGCAAATCTTGCGCTTCTTCATTTAGGTTTTGGAAAGACGATCCAGAGCCTGGACACGGAGAGAACGTCAGAAGCGAACGCTTGCAGAATATTTTACGACAATGCCCTTGAGATTATTTTAAGTAATTTCAATTGGCCTTTCTCCACTAAAAAATTAGCTCTCGGATTGGTCCAAACGTTTACTAATCCAGAAACTGACGAGTGGAGATATTCTTATCAATACCCTTCCGACTGTTTAAATTTAAGAAAGATTCATACTCCGTACATACGGAATACGAATATGCAGAGTCGTGTTCCTTATCGTATTTTTAACTCTACGGCATCGAACGGTAAGTTAATTTTAACGGATCAAGAGAAAGCTATAGCGGAATACACACTTAAAATTACTAACGTGGATTTATATCCTGCTGATTTTAAAATGGCGTTTTCGTATTTGTTGGCTTCGTATATTGCGCCGAGCATTACGAATGGGGATAATATTGGCATTAGTACTAAGATGCTTCAGTTAGCGCAGTTTTTTGGAACGCAAGCGACTTCTAGAAATGCTAATGAAGAAAAAGAAGAAGATATTCCTCAGTCTGAATTTATTTTGGCTAGGAACGGTGATTTTGGAATTGATGACATACAAGATAGAAGGAGGTTTTAGTTATGATAAACATGGAATGTGGACCCGATGAATATTCTTATGGAATGTGTATTCGATTGAATAAGGAGAATATGGGGAAGCTGGGGATGAAAAAAATTCCTAGCGTTGGCGACAAGATGACTGTTCATGCAATGGTTCAAGTTAAATATGTATCTGAATCAGAGACAGACAAGAGTGTAGAGCTTCAAATTACAAAGATGGAAATCGTTAATGAAGATATTTCCACTTCAAAAGTTTTGTACGGCAAAACTATGGAAGGTTGATTAGTTGAGTAGTTTAATTCAGAGAAGCTTTTCTGGTGGGGAGATATCCCCAGAGCTTTATTCTAGGGCAGACACTGCAAAGTATTCTCAGGGGCTAAAGACCTGTAGAAACTGGGTTGTTAATTCGAACGGATCGGTATCTACACGTCCAGGCACTGTTTATGTAGATAATTTTTTACTCGGTCCTTCTGCTTTTTCCACTCTTAATTTTAATGTAAATTGCAGACTAATTCCTTTTTATCAAAGAGCAGATCAAAACTATATTTTGATTTTTAGCAGTGGAATAATATTTTTTTTAAAAGACGGTAAATACATAAAGGAAACAGAAAAAAGTATTTCAGCAATTACTAATGCTAATCCTGCGGTTGTCACAAGTAACGCTCACGGCTATCAAAATGCTCAGTATGTTTTTCTGCGCGTAGATGGAATGAGTGAAATTAATGGACAGTATTTTCAGATTGATAGTATCACTGCAAACACTTATCAATTAAAAAATTCTTTTAATGGTAATTTAATAAATTCCACAGGCTTTGGGGTTTATACACCCGGCGGCGGTGGGTCACGGGTTTATCAAACTCCATCCCAATATTTAGATAAAGACTTGCCGTATTTAAAATATGCTCAAGCTGGAGATGTGTTGACCTTGACTCACCCTCTTTATCCGGTGAGAGAAGTTTCTTATATTACTGATATAAACTGGACTTACGGTGCGCTGGTTTTTGATCCAACGATTGGAGGGCCCGCGTCTGTAACTGTGACTGGTGGCATTGCTGGTCCCACTGGTTACGCCGTACAAGTGACCGCTGTTTCTTCGACTGGAGAAGAAAGTTACCCAAGAACTTCGGGGTTTTTGGTTGGCCAAATCGCTACCGCAGCGGCCCCTATTTTTATATCCTGGCCCGGCGTAACGGGCGCAGTGAGTTACAATATTTATTCATTCGTTGGCGGCGGGCTTGGTTATATCGGCACGGCTCAAAGTGCATCATTTATAGATTCTGGTTATATTCC